TAACCCCTGAGGCTCTAATTGTGATTGCTGTTAAAATAATAAAACTAGAAAACCATTTGATATACCAGCTGATATCATATTTGGGTGTTGCTGATTTAAAGATTCTCTTTGAGTTCTTTAATTCTTTTGGATCAAAATCTACCATATTATAAATTCCTTAGAAAACGGGACCAAGCCGAGACCTGGTCCCAACTTGTTCATTACCTCCTTAATGATTCCATTTGATCGATGTGTTTGGAAAGATATTCTATTTTCCTTTGCATCTTATATGCAAGGGTATCCTTTCCCCTCTTAATCAATCGTTTACGATAGTATAATGCCTCTTTCTTATCTCTCTTGAGGCGTTCAATCTGAGTACAAATCATAAGCACCTTCCTTATAAATGTTGAAATTGAAACTACCATAATATAGAGGTTTTTTCTATAGGCTCCTCCTATTTTTGAATTAAGTTAGGGAAAGTTTCCTCACACATTGATTTGGTTATTCCCCTGTATTTTAGTTTTTTGTCTTTTGCAGCAATTAGGAGTTTAGCATCTTTAGGATGAATTGATTCCAAAACATCAATAAAGATCTTTTCTCTCTTTGCTTGCATCATATCTTTCACCGGGCCCTTAAAGAAATACTTATAGTTTACAGCTTGTCTGTCCAAATCTGATTTGGGCTGTTCTGCTTCGTTATATGGGGGTGCTCCCTCGGGTAAAAGAGATATGATATCATCATCAAAATTAATTCTGATGATGGCTTGGACCTGAGGTGAAGCATTGTCTTTCAAATACTTAATCCTCTCGGGTTTGGATGAGATCCTAGAAGTTTCTTCGAAGATCTCTGATATTAATTTCTTAGCCATTATAAAATTCCTCCACGACTTCAATCAAGTTGTTACATCTTTTCTTTATTAAATAATTTAATACTTTCATTTTCATAGCTGGCTTTTGCTCATTAAAAGTATTTATAATATTATTCTGTATGTTTTCAGGAATCTCAGTTAAGTCAATTAACTTCTTATTCCTTTGGTAATTCCTATATATATCGTCTGTCATTGCTTCACGAAGATTGTCAGAGTTTTCCATCCACTCATCGATCTTAGATTGTCTCAATTGAGATTGTTTTGAATCACTAACAAAGGTATCATCAGCTGACAATACATTCGGAATTCCGTCTCCGGTATCTCCTCTCATCACATGATTGAAGAGATAACTTCTTGGGTTTGGATCTGTTACCATTTTCTTCTGAACTGGAGAAAACTGTTTTACATTTTTAAACTTTTGTAGTTGGATGAAGTCCTTGTCAGAAGAGATAATCATTACCGGTTCGTGTAATCCAAACTCCTGTGTTTGTAGGGTAAGTGTGCCTATCACATCGTCTGCTTCACAACCTTCAATATGAATAACCTTATAGGGTAAATTCTCTTTAATCTCTTCTCTGACCTGATTGAGTGTTTGAAAAATATTATTCCAATCTAGGCTAGAACTATCCCTATTCTTTTTACGGTTTGCCTTATATTCAGGAAAGAATTCTTTACGCCAAGTATTAAATCCATCTGCACAAATAACCATTTGTCCAAATTCATCTCTATATTTTTTATTGTACATACGGATAGAATTTAGTATCATATGCCGAATTAGATTTTCATCGTCTAGTTTCTGCACTATAATATTGGATAGCGCAATTTGTGAATAATCAAGTAATATCATCTTTTTCCTTTTGCATTCTCATAATCTTGTTGTGTAAGCTATTCAGATCTTTTTGAAGTCTGTGTTCTACACCAATATATCTCATAAACATTGAGCACATTAAATTGGCAATTACATAGGAATCTTTTGCCTCTGGATGCTCGGGGTTTCTGAGATCAAATCCATCTAAGATATAACCCCCTTGGGATTCTTCTACCTCAAATTCTAGTATGTCAATAATGTGTCTGGATAATTCAACACATTCATCGACCATAGCCTCCAGATACTCCTTTTCCATATCCTCTTGGACTTTTAATCTTTCTTTTAAATTCGGAAATGGTATGATCTTTGCCATAATAGTACCTATTATACCACAGTTTGGGTCCTTTGTAAACCCCCTATTTCATTAATCCTTTAACACTATTTGATCCAATTCTGCATTGAATAATACCATTATAATAATTCTCACTCAATAAAGCATCCCGGTCAAATTGTTCTTTCGCCTCAAGGTAGGATAATTCTCCTTTACTTTTACATAGGTGTATTATTTCTCTATGAAAAAAATCCTCACCCATATTTTTAACATCCTCTATTAGATGCTTATTTGAACCATAATAGGTTCTCCAGTCAGATTCGACCTTAAGTCTTTTTCTTCTCTTTCTGGTTTTTGTTATTGGCAGGGTTTTGCTGCTCCAAAAGAACTTCTTTCCGATATACTTTTTTCCTGTTCCTAGATTCGTTATCAGATAAACGAAACCATATAGAACGTCTGGAGTGAATTCCTCTGGAGGTTGCCATTTTCTGCCTTGATATTGCCATTCCATTTCTACTCATATTCATCAAAGTCTAATTCATCAATGTCATCATCATCTACCCTTTCACCACATTGAGGACAAAACTCAATGGTATTCTCCTCTTCTTCAATTTCAATTATTGATCTATTAAAACAATATTCACAATCTAAAGTGAATTTAGGATTCATAGTATCTCCCCTATCTGGATTTCTCTAAGAAATGAAGAAATTCTGCATAACCTCCAATCGCCTCTCCATCTATTCTTATTTGTGGGAAGGTTCTTGCTTCTGGGAAGTTTTCAAAAAGTTCTTCTCTTGAAAAATCTACTCCTAATTTTTTTACTTCGTATATATGTTTTGATTCTTGTATAAATTGCTGTGCAGCTGATATTGCTCTATCACAATATGAGCAATTATCTTTACTAAATATTTCTATAATCATCCTTTCTCCTAAACTGTATATGTTACTGTATGGGATGAAATAGATTCTTTAATTCTACCTTTTTGGTCATAAGTCACTATTTCATATACATCATTTATAATTTTATCTTTTCCGTCAGGTTGTTTATATACCTTTTGTACACTTTCAACCTTTTGGGTAACTACTGGTATAGGAGATACTGGTTGAATCTCCATCACAGACTAAGACCTGCTAATGTCTCCGATGAAACGTCCTGCTTCACCCCTCCAACCACATAACTACTTATTTCTGTTTCCTGTGGAGCTACTTGAACATTACCTCCTCCAATCCATTTTTCTGTCCATGGTAATGGATTAGTCTTGGAAACAGTATAAGGACAATGTAGACCTAAGGCTCTCATCCTTTTACATCCAATCCACTCAACATATTCATTTAGCAATCTTTCATTCAATCCAATCATAGATCCATCTCTAAACAAATAATTTGCCCAAGCTTTTTCTTGTTCGATAACATCTACAAATAATTGTTCAGTTTCTTTCTCCATATCCTTTGAAATTTTTACAAAGTCTGGATCTTCTTTTAATAGGTTTTTAATGAGCATTGTTGTCCCAGCAAGGTGGGTATTTTCATCACGTGCAATGAACTTAATGATCTTAGCGTTACCTTCCATCTTCTTCAATTCGGCAAACGCCCAAGAACAAGCAAATGAAACATAAAACCGAATACCTTCGAGAGCATTTGCTGATATCATAGACATCCATAATGCTTTCTTATGGGTCATTTTATTTGTTGCTGAATTATTACAATCAATCAACTCATCATAATACTTTGCAATGTCTTTTCCACAGTCTATAATTTCTTTTACGTCAAGCATTGTATCGAAAACAGAAGATGGATTAGGATACACGTTTCTAATGATATGAGTATAAGATCGACTGTGGATTGTTTCAAAGAAGGACCAAGTTTGTATCCAGTTTTCAATCTCAGGTAAACTGGTGATTGGTAAGAAAGATAAGCTTGGAGCTCTTCCTTGAACTGAATCCAAAAGGATTTGCCTTTTAAGATTAGACGTGAAAATATGTTGTTCATGTGGGGATAACTCATTAAAGTCTTTCTTGTCTTTTGACACATCTACCTCTTCGGGTCGCCAAAAGAATCCTATTTGTTTATCTACTAACTTCTCAATTGCTGGGTATTTAACTTGATCGTATCTTGCTACATCTACAGGTTCATCTAGGAACATGTTTTTTACTAAATGGGTTTTCTTACTCTTTTTTAAAATCATATTTTGCAGCTATCGCACTCCTCTTCATCAAATAGATCTTCTCTTTCCTGTGGTAACTCATCTTCTCTTTCAGGAAAGTCTGGTATATGTGGAATTTCCCCAGCACCATCATAGGTGTTAAAGTAATATAATTGTTTCAACCCATATTTGTAAGCAGTAACAAGATCTGATATCATTACTGACATCGGAATCTTACCATCCTCAAAATGCTCTGGATTGTAAGATGTATTTACTGAGATACCCTGATCAATATATTTTTGTAGGATAGCACAGATTTTTAAATATCCATCTGGTGATTTCTGATCCCATAGTAAATCATATTTGTTTTTCAGATGATGATAGCCCGGCACGACTTGTGCCATAACACCGTCTTTCGATTGTTTATATGAGACCAAAGCTCTTGGAGGTTCAATCCCATTTGTACTATTAGAGATCTGTGCGCTTGTTTCAGCAGGCATTAATGCCATTAGAGTGCTATTTCTGATTCCCGTTTCTCGGAGTTG